GTGTTTATGCACCTTGCGTTGTCACTAATAATGACGAAGCATGCAAATCTTGCATATAAATAGACGCACGCCTGCATGCACCCGGGGGGGCGGGGGCGCGCCTGCGCGCCTGCGTTCTTTCTATATTATTATCACCCCCCACGTAACTTTTTTTGCAATATTGCCCCCCTTGGTGGGGCGTTGTTTGCGTCTGGTTACGATAGGGGGGCATACCATCATACCACCATACCCCCATGCTTGATACCCCCCATGCCCCACACAGCATGGCCTCGTTTCCGAGGGTATGTGTTTGTAGGGTAGTTGTAGTTTAGCTAGTAGATATGGAGTGTGGTGCTTGAATTACTAGGTAAAAGGGGGGGTGCTTGGCTTTTATGTGATTACCAAGCAGGCGATGAACATTAACCAGGGAAATTCTAGAAACCCCGTCACAATACCTGAGAAAGAGTTACATATCTATGGGTTTATAGATTTTATGCCCTGCATGAATTACTACTTCTTTGCACAGGTCTATAAATTCTTGATCTGTGAGTTTGCCCTTTGCTTGGTTTGCTTCTGGGCATAGTATTTGCAAATTGCTTAATGAATTATCACCACCACGCGAGGATGGAATGATATGGTCATACTCGTAAGTTTTTGGTTTATTGAAGTCAAGTGGTCTACCTGTTAATGCACAGGGGAAATGATCCCCATACTTTGCATGAACATCTTTATAGTTAAAAGTCATTGGTCGTTGAAAGGTTGAAGCTTTAGTTGATATTGATTTAGAAATTTGCCTGGGTGTTTGATTGAGATACCAAGCTTTATTGGATGGTTTTGTAGGTTTTGGAGCTTTAAAGGTATAGATTTTATTTTCAATTGTACGCTGATGACTTGGTTTGTTGTCATTTTTTGCTTTTACTTGTTCCCTTGTTTTTTTGCGCAGTGCATAGGATACAGTAGATTTTGCACATTTTAATTGCTTTGCAATTTGGTTAAAGGACAGACCTTTTTTGCGTAGTGCAATGATTTGTTTATTTAGCGGAGTCATCATCTGCTGGTGTGATGTCTACAACTTTATCTTTGGATGCTTTGGTTGGTTGTTTTTTAACTTCTTTGGTTGCCCCTTTTAGAATTGATCGTACTTGATCTGGGGACATATCTGATGCACCGAGGGTTACATTTGCAGAGGCTGTAATGTTGGATGGTCTGCCTGATACTGTGAGGAACTTGTCCATGAGTACAGCTACTGCATAGGCTAGGTTTTGAGGAGGTATTTCGTCTAGTTTGTTATGTAGTGTGTTTAGGGAGTCTGCCACCATAGTGGATAGCTTTGAATTTACTTGGTTGAGAAACTCCTGTTCGGTCATGTCCAAGCGATAGCGTAGGAAGTTGGCAACTGACTCCCTGATTCTTGGATCTTGTTGCTTGATGATCTCTTCCTCTTTTGTTGCGTTTGATTGTTTGGCTGCAATTTTTGCTGCTGATTTAATTATATTATTTTTTGTCATATCATCACAGAACCCACGGACAGAACCGGGTTTTCTTGCTTTTCGTTTATGTAAGTAACCCATTGTTTAGACTTTTTTTCAGAAAATACTTGCATTGTCAAGCGTAAGGCTACATAAGGCTACAAATGGAAGTTGAGCAAGCGCAGGAGGTATTAAAGCGAGCGTGTATGAACTACACGGAGTTTAGTAAGTTGGTGGGTGTAAAGCCTGTAACTGTCAGGCTTGCATTTAGTGGCAAGCGATTGAGCAAGAAGATGGTTAGTTTACTTGAGGATCTTGCGAGTATGCAGAGGGATGAGGATGCGAAGGAGGAGAGGGCAAGTATTAAGGAGGGGATGATTAAGCAGAGTATGGGAGAAGTACGCTTGGCCAAGGTATATATGTTACCTGCTAATCCTTATTTACGATTTATAGAATTTGATGATGGCACACATGGCAAGTTCCGGGCAAAGCCTGGCAGATTTGGATTGGGTAGTGTGGTCAAGGTTAAACGAGAAAGTGCAGATATGTACACTTTGGAAGGAAACTACGATGGAAAGGACAGATTAGTATGATAGATTTTAATTTTGCACCAGACAGATGGGAATTTTGGCAGTCCTTAAAGAACTACGATCCGAGAAGTCATGGAGAATAAATATTGGTTATTAGAACCTTGGGACAGCTTCCTAGATGTCAATCAGGATGACATCGATGAGATGAGGGAGTTAGCTGGTCTTGAGCCTTATGCTATGACTTTGGCCAAGGCCAAGCGCGAAGAGGAATTATTGGAGGAGTGCGAAGATGCCGAGGTTTAGGACACCAAGGTATATATTTGGCGAGGCAATATCGAGACGGAGGACTAGGGATGGGAAAGAGGGCAGGTATGAGGCATAAGAGTAAGGATTATTATCTTGGGGAGATGACTGCTGGTACAAGTATATGTGTACCCATGCCTGAGCATGTAAAGAAGTCATTAATGGCAGTGAGTAAGGACAAGGAGTTATCTATGGCCAGGTTTACCCTTCAGTTAATCTTGGACAAGTTGAGCGAGGAGGATAGTCAACTCAAGGAGTGGTGGGAATCAGTGAGGTTATAATGTGGACGAGTTTATGGAAGGAAATGAATGCTCAGTAAGTTACGCAGAAATGAACGAAGCTTGGCACAGATTTTGGAACAAGAATCAATTGGCAATCAACAAGCGTGGCACAGTGTATCGGACAACGATACCACGCAGAATGCCAAGCAAGGGGAAATTTGACTTAGTAAATTATGGAAGACGCAAGAAGACAATTTATACATGAGTTGAAAAACTTGATCCATCGCTGGTCAGAGGAATCTGACTTGGAGGATTCTGATTTATTGAACTGCATGCATGATGCAGTGGATGAATATTTTGAGGAAGATGTTGTGGATTTTGAATGCGACATGGAACTAGAGGAGGATGAAGAATGAATGTATATGCACCAACAGGGAAGAAACTAGAGAGCTGGCCTCAATGGGTGAAGCGTTTAAGCAATGAGAATATTGTATTGAAACGTAGAGTTGCGGAATTGGAAAAGCAATTAACTGAGGAGCAAGCCAGGCAAGCATGAAGTGGATAGACGGGGATGATGAATGGACTGTCGAGCAGCAGAAGTTATGGGCAAGGAAAGCCCCGTTTGGATGGCAGAGATGCTGGCAATGTGGCAAGCAATGGAAGCAATTTTATGAAGATGCCTGCAAATGTAATGACAAGTGAAAGTACCCAAGGGATACAATCCGATTTATTGGAAAAAATACGGGCGAGCGATATCCGAATCAGTTGCCAAATTACCGAGGTGCGACTTGAGAAAGCTAGGGCCACCACCCTTGCAATTAAGCCCAGAGACGTTGGAACGGATACGGAAGGCTGGACAATCAGTGAAAAGGAAATCCCGTGCAACACGCTCGAAGAAGCAATCATCGTAGGTATTGAGATATTGAATCGTGGGTAAGATAACCTCAGAGGATATAGATGCGGCTTGTGCTTGTTTAGATGCAGCTATTGCACGAATGGAAAGTATGGATGCAGCTAAAATCATGGAGCATTGGGATTTAATTAGTTGGAGAAAAGAACTCAAGTCATTGAAGAAAGTATATTATTACCTACATTCAAAGACTCAATTAAAGTAATGGCTAAAATAACCTATGCAGACGAGATAGACGCACGCTTTGGCGTGCCTTGGACAGATGACTTTAAGTATGTAAAGGGAGAGTTGGAGTGTGCATTGTCAGATGAGGAGATAGACAAGCTTGCAGTACAAGATCCTGTACGTGCAGAAACACTTACACGCTTGCTCCTTGACCAACCAAACAGCGAGAAGGAAGATCCAATCGAATGGGGTTGGACTCTTCCTGGGTGGCGCAGAGTCATGGACAATTGGAAGGATACAAAGATACATGTTTGCCTCGGAGGTAACCGGAGTTCAAAGACGACCTTCGCGTCTCGCTTGCTTGTCCACTTGGCACAAAACATACCCGAAGCAGAGATACGTTCTTTGCATGTCAGTGAGGAAAGAAGTATAAGTGATTCCCAGCGTTATATATGGGACTCCCTTCCGGCAAGGTACAAGAGAAGCAAGAAGAAGAGTGAGAATCATAGTCTGCAATATACACAGAAGAATGGATTCAATGCAGGGAAAGCAATCCTTCCACCCACTCATCCAGATGCCGAGCGTGGGAGTACGATATACTTTAATAATTACAGGCAGTACATGGCAGACCCACAAATATTTGAGGGATGGGCAGCCCATTGTATTCATGCAGATGAGGAGATTCCTGAGAATATTTTTAATACATTATTGGCAAGACTTACAGATAATCATGGTCGCTTAATTTTGACATTTACGACTCTGCAAGGATACACGCCATTAGTTAATAGTTTATTGAAAGGAGCTACGACAGTCAGGTCAAAGTATAGTGCGTTAATGGATAAGGAACTGCCTACTGAACAAGTGTCTGCTAATTGGCCTGACTGTCGCATATATTACTTTTGGTCACAGGATTCACCATTTGTAGATTCAGACGAACTTGTACGTACCTACAGCAAGCAACCACAAGAGGTAAAGCTTGCCAGGTTGTTTGGCATTCCGAGTAAAAGCTTTGAAGGTAAGTTCCCAAAATTCCAGCGTGAGTCCAATGTAATTGAACATAGCAAGATACCATTCATCTTAGATCCATCTGCAAATGTAACACGTTACTTTATATGCGATCCGGGTGGTAGTAAACCTTGGGTTGGATTATGGGCAGGTGTGACGAAGGACAAGAAGATATACATCTATCGTGAGTTCCCAGACAGCACAATGGGAGCATGGGCAATCCCACATATTAATGGTGCTGGTAAAGCAGTGGGTAAACCTGGCCCTGGACAACGTCCTTTAGGATGGGGATACACAGATTACAAAGATTACTTCGAGGCACAGGAAGATGGTGAGGAAATATTTGAGCGGATAGTTGACCCACGAATGGGAGCAGCCACAGTGCGTACCAAAGAAGGGGAGAGTAATATAATTAATACAATGAGTAACATGGGATTTGTATTCCGTGCTGCGCCAGGTGTGTCCATAGACTCAG